GTATGATCCTGCGTTGATCGCCAGCCCCAATCTCGTGAAACAGTAGGACGCACATGGCAACCAGCGGCACGTACACATTCAACCCGTCAGTCGGTGATCTGGTCTTGAATGCGTACGGCCGCATCCAGATCCGCCGGACGGAAATCACCCAGCAGCATCTGATCGATGCCGCCAACGAAGCCAACCTGCTGCAGGTCGAGTTCTCGAACCGCCTTCCGAACTTGTGGCTCAGCGAGACTTACACCGTCAGCCTCGTGAGCGGCACAGCGGACTATACGCTGATTGCCCGTCTGATTGCCCCCATGGCTGTCTACCTGACCACGACATACAATGGTGTTTCGACGGATCGCATCCTGTCTCCGATCTCGACATTTGAGTACGCGGCACTCCCGACCAAGACGACGCAAGGCCCGCCGACCTCGTTCTGGTTTGACCGGCAGGAAACCCCAATCGTGCACTTGTGGCCGGTTCCGGATGGCAACGCCACCTACACACTCAACATGCGCATGGTGTCCCAGCCCCAGGACGCGCTTCTGACCAACGGGCAGACAGCAGAGTTCCCTTATCGCTTCATCGACGCCTTTGTGGCGGGACTCGCCGCGCGCTTGGCTGTGATCTATCGCCCTGAGCTTGAGACGAAAAGACAGGCCGATGCAGAGCGGGCTTGGTCAATCGCGGCCACGCAGGATCAAGAGGATGTGCCGCTGTACATTTCGCCCATGCTCGGGAATTACTACCGATGAGCTACAGATTTCACGGTAGAGCACAGGTTGACGCGACCTCGCCGCGAGCCTGGGGAATTTGCGATCGGTGCGGATTCACCTGGCAGCTTAATCAACTCAACTACCAATACCAGTACAACGGGTCGACTTTATACAACACACGTTTTCGCGTGTGCCCGACGTGCATGGACGATCCCCAGCCGCAGTTGCTGAACCCGATCCTGCCGCCCGATCCAATGCCGGTCAACGATCCCCGTCCGCCTGCTTACTCGGTCAACGAAGCTGGCACGCTCCAGATCATGGGGGCGCAGGTATTCTCAAGCACGCCGTTTGGGTCGACGCTTTACATCGATTTGTTCAACGGCCCGCCAGCATCAGGCGCAGATAGCGTTCTGGCTGATATCACGGGGAGTACGACCCGGACGAACTATGCATCGTCCATGTCCGGATCCAGCCCGTACGTCAACACGGACGATATCGTCATCACGACGGACATTCAGGCCAGCACGAACATCTCCTGGGTAGGCATTTACGATGCCGCAACCGGCGGCACTCTGCTGATGTCGGCCGCTTTGCTCAACCCGATGACGGCGGTTTTGTACAACACGCTCCAGTTCAGCGTTGGCGATCTTCAAGTGACGATCACGTGAGGGACCAATGGCGCTGACTTACGCTCAATTCGTGACGACGGTTGCTAACCTCTTGGCGCTGCCGGAGTCCGATGCAAACTTTGTGCAGATCCTGCCGTCCGCCATCGACTACGCGGAAAACCGCATCTATCGCCAGTTTTCGTTTCTGAACTCGCAAGTCTCGATGGAAACGCCAGACGCGGTATCGACGCGCACGTTCACTCTGCCGGTCCCGACAGAAGGCCCGTTTGAAATCATCGAGCGCTTGAATGTCATCACGGACGACGTCCGGACAGGTCTGACACCTGTATCGCGTGATGTCCTCGACATGTTGTGGCCGAACACAGCAGCCCCCGCATCAGGCTCCGTCCCGTCCGTCTTTGCCATGCAGACAGATCAGGTGGTTGTCCTTGGTCCAGCACCATCTGATCCCGTGACAATCGAGGTGATCGGGTACGTCAACCCCAACCCGTTGTCTGCTTCAAACACGACAACGTATCTGTCCACGACGCTCCCTGATCTGCTCGTGACCGCTGCCATGGTGTTCTTGAGTGGTTGGCAGAAGAACTTCGGAGCCCAGTCCGACACGCCAGCACAGGCTGTGAGCTGGGAATCGCAGTACCAGGCACTTGCCGCCGTCGTTGGCGATATGGACGCACGCCAGAACTTCGAAGGCCCGTCGTGGACGTCGAAGCAGCCTGCCCCGTTTGCCCAGCCGCAGAGAGGGTAATCCATGCCCTTTGCCTCGGTTAAACTGGTCCCCGGCGTCAATACTGAAATGACGCCAACGCTGAATGAAGCGGGCTATTCAGAGTCCACGTTCATCCGGTGGAAGAACGGCCTTGCCCAGAAGATCGGCGGCTGGGAGCGCTACTACGAGGATTCCCTGTCGGGTGTTCCAAGGGCGCTGCACGCTTGGCAGGACCTAAACGAAACCGGACGGTTGGCAGCAGGGGCAACACAAGAACTGGCAATCCTGACAAGCGGCAATCTTTCTGTTGTCACGCCCCAGGAAATGACCACGGACGGGGCTGTCTTTGAGTGCTCCAACCTGACCGGCACAACCTATGCGGTGGACGTGACCGATAGCGAGGTGACCGGCATCACGAGTGCTGAACTCGTGTACTTCAACACGCCCATCGCGATCGGGGACCAGATCGTCTCGGCCGGCTGGCATTCGATCACGCAGTTGGGCGCCACCAAGTACCGTCTGACGTTCGACGGTCAAGTATCTGGCACGCTTTCGCTATCCACCGCGACGGTGACGATTGCGCCGGCAGGCGGTGCTGGGACGGCGGCGGTTATCTCCTGGGCCGCACATGCCCTAGCGGCCGGACGGATGGTCAAGTTTACGGGGGGAACACTCCCAACCGGAATGACGGACGGTGCGACCTACTACGTCAGTGCCACCAGCTTAAACGTCAACGACTTCCAGATCACCGATCTCAACGGCACCACGATCCTGATTACGGGATCCAGTTCACCAACGGTCACGGGAACGGCCTTCTATGGCACGGTGCCGGTGTTCCAGACGCTTTCGACGGACGCAGTCGAAGCACTGACGTCAGCAACCGTGACCATCTCGATTGCAACGCCCGGCGTTGTGACCTGGACGGCGCACGGGTTTGCCACGGGGCAGACCGTCAGTTTTGTAACGACGGGCGCACTGCCAACAGGGCTTACGGCGGGTACGAAATACTACGTATCAGCAACGGGCAACACCACGGACACGTTCCAGCTTGCCACCAGCTATGCCAATGCCGTTGCCGGGACGCCTGTCGTCAATACGTCTGGAACGCAATCTGGGACCCAGACCGGGATCGTGTACGGCTCGTCCAATGTCGTCGTGACTATCCCTGAGCATGGTCTTGCGATTGGCGACACTGTCAATTTCCCGATCTCGACGACGCTGGGGGCTGCATCTTACGCGACAAGCGTCTTTGGTACCTACGCGGCCACCTCGATCGTTGACACCGACAACTTCAAGATCAAGCTTTCTTCGGTGACGTCGGCGCCTGCTAAGGTCGCCATGAACGACGACCAAGCGCAGATCCTGTATGCGATCACACAAGGCACGATTCCGGACGGTGGTGTTGGCTACGGCATCGGCGGGTACGGTGATGGCGGGTATGGAACGGGCGATGTTCCAGGCGGTCTGGTTGGTACCCCGATCACGGCCACGAACTGGTCCCTCGACAACTGGGGTTCCGACCTCATCGCAAACCCTGCCAATCAGGGGCTGTTCTTCTGGAACCCGATTGGGGGCAATTCCAACGCCTCCCTTATCCCGGCCGCGCCTCCGTTTAACGGGGGATGTTTTGTTGCCATGCCCGCACAGATCCTTGTGGCTTGGGGCTCGACGTCAACGCAAAACATCGGCGTCGATCAGGATCCTCTGCTGATCAAGTGGTCGGATCAGTTGGACTATGCCAACTGGACCGTGAGCACGACGACGCAGGCAGGCTCGTTCCACATCCCGACAGGCTCCAAGATCGTGGGAGGCTTACAAGGCCCGCAAAACGCGCTGATCTGGACCGACCTTGATGTATGGGCCATGCAGTACGTCGGCTATCCGCTTGTGTTCGGGTTCAACAAGATCGGCGCCAACTGCGGACTGATCGGGCAACATGCAGCAACCCAGATGGGCGGCATGGTCTATTGGATGGGGCGGTCTAACTTCTTTGCCCTGACCGGAAACGGTGCAGAGCCTATCCCTTGCACGGTCTGGGACAAGGTGTTCCAGAACCTCGATGCAACGAACGGCCACAAATCCGTTGCGGCCGCCAACTCTACGGCCAATGAAATCTGGTGGTTTTATCCGTCCGATGGATCGTCAGAGCCAGACAGCTACGTCAAGTTGAACGTGGTCGAGGGGGCTTGGGATTACGGCACGCTGTCACGCACGGCATGGATCGACCAGTCCGTGCTTGGAACTCCGATTGGTGCTTCCCAGAACGGGGTGATCTATCAGCACGAGATGGGCTACGACGCGGACGGCAACCCGATCACGTCGTCATTTACAACGGGTTATTTCAGGATTGTCGACGGCCAAGACATGGCGTTTGTCGACGTCATGATCCCGGACATGCGCTATGGCCTAATCAACGGGGACCAGGACGCAGAGCTGACGGTTACGTTCTACTCCCAGATGTATCCAAGCGACACGCCGGTTGAGCACGGCCCCTATACCTTCGATGCCTCCACCCAGCAGATCTACACCCGTATCCGAGGACGTCAGATTGCGTTCAAGGTCGAAAGCTCCGACCTTGGCAGCTTCTGGCGTCTTGGCCGG